CTTGCAGTTCCTGATTCCTGCTGCCAGTCAATTATCTGCCTAAGCCAGGATAGTTTCTTATCAAACTTCGTGCCTGTTCCAAATCCTTTATATTCCCAGTGCGCTGCTATGCCTTCTGTTGCTATCTCATCCATTTCTTTGTCGCTGGATTCTAGTCCTCTAATAGCAGGTAGAGCTTCGTCAATTTTTTCTAGGTTAGTTAGTGCGTCTGTGGTGACAATTTCTGTAGTGGTTTCGTCAACTGGCTCGTCAACAATTTCATCCTGGGGTAAATCAAATAATTCTTCCAATTTCTTCATATACGTATTTAGCCGGACGGCTCGTTAAGAAGATTTAAATTCCGTTGCCACTCTTCGCAAACATTTCGCGTTCTGTTAAAATTCTAAACTGAATCCCTTGCTTCTTGCACCAAACTTTAGCTGATGCCCATTTAAATTCGTTTACGGCAATTGTTGCACGTTGATTTTGATTCATTCCTTCTTTAAGAACGCTTTGATTGTACGGTTTGATTTCAATTAGTTCAGTTATAATTTTATTACTTTTAGTTCTGTAACGTATTAAAAAGTCTGGTACGTAGGTAGTATTCTTGCCAGTTATAGGATGTTTGTAAGGGATACGTATTGGTTCGCTTGCCCATTCAAGTATATGTTCGTTGGTGTCGCAAAATATCATAAATTGATTTTCCCACGAACTTCTGTATATTATTTGGCCTTTGCCAATGTACTTGTCTGCATTGCGAGGGCGATATACCCCTTGTGAGAATCTTCTGCTTCCGCGCATATTAGTTTAGTATGTTGCGACCAGCATAGTAATTTGGTCGTACTGCATTTTGCACACCGTAAAGTGTTGCTAACGAATTAATACCGTTCAGGTAATACGCCATTGTTCTGTTAACTGACATTTCATCTGTGACGTCTAGTGCGTCAAGTAATGTAATGACGTAATCGCCAGTTTCTGCTGCGACACGATATAATGCCTGTGTAAAATTAAGGGCGGCTGATTCGTCTTTCATTATTTTCTTAAATACACTCAGCACGTGGTCGTATTCCGGACCTGGTGATGGTAGTAACCCTTTTTCAACTTTTGTTGCTGTCGAAACATTCCTATCTGCATACAACGTATCATTTAATGTATTTTTATTGTCGGCCGCCATTATGCTTTCCTTGGGGCTGTAGTTGTTCTAGGTTTTTCCTCGGAACCTGGCTTCGGAAAATTGGTTGGCCGCGTTTTGTTGGTACTAATTGCCGACAAAACACTTGACTGCGTTGCTGTTACTGAATCGGCTTTAACCACATCAAGTAAATTGCTAAACGAACCAAATGTATTGACTGATTGTCCAGCTTTACGAATTGCACCCATTAAATCATTATTTGCCAAGTCCGTGCCGATTGCCGAGACGGTATTACCTAAACCACCTTGCCCAAGTAGTGACGTTGTACTTCCTGCGCCCAATGCGCCTGGCTTTTGGTCGTAGCGCCATTCGTCGCCAAATCCGTTAACTAGTGAACCATGAACTCCAGTTGTTACACTGTCGGAATATTTAACTGTTTCGTATTGTAAAGTTACTGTGTGTTCCATTGTACCGGCGCCATCAGAGTAGTCGTACGTATCGTGTTGCCAGCTTGTAATAACAGGATTAATTAATGTATACAACACAAAGCCGCCTCGATTGAAACCGTAAATTTGAATGTCTTTAAAAAACGCTGGCTTTAGACCGTTTCTATCCGCAGAAGTAATTGTCTTACCCCAGCCAGCTGCTTTTCCTGGAATATCTCTTTCGTAGATATCGCGTTGGTTATAATTGCCTTTGCCGTTAGCACCCGGAGTAGTCGGTATTCCTGATTCATAATCGTAAGTGGAATCTGCAAAGTAGTACTGATAATATTTCTGCCAGAGATCTAACACATGACCTTCGCCATCATCGTGCAATTTTATTGTAATAGGTTCGTAATTAATTCGATTATGAACTAATCGTTTTCTGTTGTACTGCACGTATTCCTTTGTATCTAACCTGAACGTAGGTAGTTGCACTGTTTTAACAAGTGCGCCAACTAACCCAGTGTCTGGGGATTTGAGGAATTTTTGTGGGTCTGCTGTGTTGAAATACACATGAAACAGGAACTTCTGCTTCGGAGCCAATGCTAACCCATTTGGGCGCATCAGCTTAGAAGCATGAGTATAATCTCTTAGTGTATCATTTCCGAAGAAGCCGTCACTAACTTGACTGTTAAAATCACTTAGTGAACTAATCCCAAAACGTTTAGCTATATCGTCTAACCCGCTCATGGCTTTGTTACCTCAAGTTGTTTGCAATTATCAAAATGATATCGTTTCATATTTCCTGCACCGCCTATTTGACCGCATTGCGGACAAGCTACTTTCTTTTTTGGTACGCCTTTGAGAGCTTTACTAACACTGATGCCACGGTTTTTGTTAGATTCAACACTATGGTGTTTTCCAAACATTGGATTATTTTCTCCAGTGACTCTAACACTTTGCGCTTTTCTAAATTCCGGGCGTTTTGATGGATTATCTTCGCCGGTACATTTACCTTTGCGATTTGCCGACATTAATAATAACGATTCGGCTGTATGATTCTTACTATACATGCCATTGTCTTTACCTACACAAGCAGGACCTGCGTCTCCGCCAGGAGTCATGTTATACCCGTGCTTAGATCGGAATGTGCCTAGCGTTTTAATAAAGTACGGTTCCATAATATTTAATGCAAAATCCCTATCATTACTGTTATATAATGTGTCAATGATAAAATTATCTTTACCATATTTGTTAAGTGCATTATGAAATTTATAGTTCGTGTTACTTTTGGCTTCGCTTAGATGTCCAATAAACCGAGTATGTGGAGTAGTACTTGTAAAACCCACATACTCGTTACCGTTTATCTTATTAGTAACTTTATATATAGAATATTTCATCTATTAACCAGTTACATTATTCCCCAGCGATCTCCCCACGTCCGCGCCAATACCACTACCAATTGGAGTTTGTACTGCATTATCAAATGCAATGGTTAGTCCTAGCATAACCGGTTCATTTAATGAGTAGTCTACTGTTCCGTAGTCAACACCAGTCAAATAACAACCGTACATTTCCCATGTATCAAGTACTGTAACTTCGTGCGCGCCGTTACCGCCATCTAACATTTCAAGACGTGTTGTAAATTTGTAATCAATGCCAGATGCCGCGGATGATTGCTCCATAAAATCGAATTGCTTCTGCATTTGCTCGCCAACTAATTTAGCGACTGCACCAGACGCATCGTCACGGAGGTTGCATGTAACATCGGCCCAAGTCGGCTTGCCCGCTAGCTTAACCCTTGAGTTATAAACTTCGATTACTATAGGGTCAAAAGTTGGGTTCGGACGTTTAAAATCCTTAACCTGCTTTGTTAGTTCGGTACGCGGTGTCGAGACACCCAAGTTTTCAAATATCACACGAAAGCGATATGATAGTTTTGGCATTAACAAGCCTTGGCTTGTTGCGCTTTGGTCACTCGCTAAAGGAGTGGTCATTTTTGTTAAAGATGAAACTGACATTTTATTTGTCTCCTGTTAATTATCTTACTCTTATTTATCCTTTTTTTAAAAAGATATTTTTTCCAAAATAAAAGGGCCTAAGCCCTTTTATTTAATAGCTGTTAAGCTGTTAGTTACCGGATATAGTTCCGGTGTTCTGCAATCTTATCGGAATATAAACAAATTCCGCTGCTTTTGTTGGTTCTATTGCGACATCAACCCAAAGTTCATTACGGTCTATGCGAACAGGTGTGTTGTTTGTTTCATCACACACTACAACATAATCAAAGATGCCACGTTTCGCAACTAAGTCGTTCATCAACCGGTCTATCTGTCCTTTAAGTTCATCACGTGTTAACTTATCGTTTGGTTCAAATACAAACTGCTTGCCAATCGAATCCGTTTGTATACGAATGTAAGACGCTAAACGAGCTACGTTAATGCGGTCGGTCGCCGAGCCAGATTTTGTAGTCTTGTTACCGTAGTTAACAATGCCCGCCCCCGGTATTACCGTTATTGGGTTAATGTTATTGGTATAAAGCACATCACGTATACCTTGACGTGTTGCTATTCCTATAAACTCATTAGTAATAGAATCAATGTATCCGATTGAATTAACGTTGTCAACTTGTCCACGTCTTATGCCAGCTGGTGCTAACCACTGATATGACTGTTCGTCACTATGAATAATAGTACGTAAAATCATGTGGCTTGCTGGAACAACGATGTCCGTTCCAGTCAAATCTGTTGTTTGTCCTGCCGGATAAAATACACCTAAGTACTCATCATTTGTTGATAAGCCATCATTTGTTGATAAGCCGGCGCCATCGTTGTTAGATGCCCAAGTTGTAATCTCAGTTCCGGAGTTACCTAAACGCATCGGCGTATCACCAACAACAAATGCTGTATTAGCCCGTTCGTTGTTTAATGCAACCATGTTTGGTATCAGCTCTGGATATCCTGGCGTTGCCATTAAATTAAATAACCGTTGCTCTTCACGTATATCCGGATTGGTGTCAATAGCGGCCTTCATTGATTGCACAACTAAAGAACGCTGTGCTAGTCGACCAAAGTTTGCACTTCCGTCATCTTTTTTGCCGGACACTGTAATCCACGCATCAGCATCAATGCTTGGGAAGTTAGTAAGGTCGAAGTCGCTAGCATTAAAAAAGTTTGCGCGGAATTCTTTAACGTTATAACCACTACGTCGAGTATTCCAAAGTAACATACCGTCTGGGTATAACGCATCAGTTGGTGCGTCTGGGTCAATATAATCACTTGTTAGCAAGTCTGCAATTGCAGGAATATCCCCAGTTATTACATTAGTTGTACCAGCTGCTGACCACCGTGTATCTGCAAACAATACACCATCTGTTGTAGTCTGGTCGGTGTTATCAATAAGCACCCATCCTGCGACCGCATTTTCATCTAATTCCCATCTGCGAATTATTGCATAATTTTCTAAATCACTAGTATCAATCCATAAGTCACCTAATACAATAGGAGATGTTCCATCTTGTTGTGTCTCTGGCGTGTCTGCGCTAATTATTGGACCTAGTGGGTCAGTAAGTGTTAAGTCATTACCGCGAACATCATTTGTAACATTCCTGTAACCTTTCCATATGCCAGCATCATGAATCATAATATCTGCTTCATCAATAGCTGAGTAATACCAACGTGTACCAGTTACTGGATCTTGGCCAGGGGACACTACGTCTGCCACATAAGTTAAGAAGTTCCAGTTACTAAGTACCAACTGGCTTGTTGCATTGAGACGAACGTCAGCTAACGTATCGGTAATACCGATGTCAGCAATTGGAGTATTTACTGTGTCTTCAAGGATTATTACGCCACCACCTGTGTGAGTAATATTTACAAAACCGGAAGTGTTAACGCTTGCATCAACACTAGGTATATTTGCAGCCAGTAAATCAGCTACAAATTCTGCAGCGGTTGTTCCAGTTAATGTAATAGTAACAGGAGCTGACATTACATCACTACCAGTTGCGCTTACAGAAATTGTATACGTGTCATTTACAGTAAGTACTGGATTCGCAGTTGCTCCAGTAACGGATGTTGCTCCCGCGGTGCGAGTGAAAAGTTTAAAAGTTGCTGTATTATCTTCGGCTATATCGTACTGTGCATAAGTGTCATCTGCTGGGATTGATTTACCACCAGTGCCTGGATCTAAGAACTTGTTAGCTGTTTGGTCATTTGCATATAGTGGAGCTGATTGTTGGATAAACGAATCAGTAACCGCATCATAACGCTTAACTACAAGATCTGCGCCTTCGTTTACGGCTGTTGTCTTCTGCCAAATTGAACCACTTGGACGAGGCGTAGTATCTGTACTTCTCCAGCGTGGAACATTTACATGACTATCATGTGCAACGATTGGTCCGTTAAATGTTCCGGCGGTAATGCCTGCGTCTCCAAGTACATCCCCTGTGCCATTTGCTAGTGTTAGTGATGCGTTGGTTGTGGCAAATACAAGCCGATTATCATCTTTGGATGCAATAACACCGGGAACTGCTGCCGCATTAATATCAATTATTAAATCATCAAGTGATGTGCTAGTCGCTACAGTTACCGTCTGGCCATCAATTACAATAGTATCGTTAATTGTAAATGTAGGGTTGGTAGTGATACCAACCACAGTCGGAATACTTGCTTTCCATCCGTCTTTACCTACTAATACCCAGGCATTGCTATTATTCTTCCAGTATAACGGATTGCCGGGGTTGACTGGTATGATTGCATATGAACCAACTGACCCAATGCTTGCTAGTGGTGGGCCGATGCCATCTACACCAGCCACATCTGCTTCATCGTTAATAACGATTGGGGTAATGTGAACAAATGAATTAGCTACTGAATCCCATACAAAGAAGCCGTATTCTGATGATGCAATATCAAACCAATAAGTTCCGTTGTTTGGGTCGCCCTTTGGACGAAGTAACGATGCTTCAAGTTCTGAGAGGTCAACCCCAACACGTTGAACGTATGCTCTGTTAGTTGCGCCAAGAACTGAGTACGCTGCCATTAAGCCGTATTCGTTTAATTCGTAACCGTTAAGTGCGTTTCCGCCTTCTGTTTTATAAAACGTCGGGTTACCAAACGTGTTAACAAGGTCTCGCTGACTTGTTATTAAGAAAACATCGCCTATTGCCGATGCTAATGTACCCGGTGCAATGCTTGTGCCAGCTGGAGTTAATTTATTTTCCGCTGTCGCTAACAAGATGTAAGGTATTGTATTTTGTCCTGCTGAAGTATACTGACTTTCGTCTATAATTGTTACTTCGACTCCTGGTGATACAAGTGCCATATTCTGATCTCCTAAATAATTTATTTGTCTATTGCTTCTATTTATTAGAAAAGCGGGAATCAATGGCGTTATCGGTAGTGATTTTAAATTTTAAAGGGTCCTTAAAGAACCGCTGCTAAATACCATTATGAAAAGACCAATTTGCATTGATTGTAACCAACGACATGCAGGAATAAATTACCATCGCAATGGTAAAACGTACT